CAGAATTATCGAATGAATTAATCATTGCGATAGATTCTTTCAATTGATCTTCTGATAGATCCTTTCGATTAGAAATCTCAATATGCAAGACTTCTTTCGTTGCTAGTTTATTATAATTTGAAATAAAATTATAAATTTCTTCAAATATAATTTTCTCTACATATTCACCAAAATATTCGTGTTTGATAAACGGTACTACCTTTCTAGCATATTTTTCATTGTAAAGTAAATTTCTTAAAATAGTAAATTCAATTCGATCCATATTAAAGGTAATGGAGATAGGTACTTAAAAGATACTTGTCGTTACTGATTGGTGGATTTCCTTTATGTGGAAACATCCAGAGAGGAGGGAAGATCACCAGTTTACCAGCTTCAGGCTTAATTGTCAAATCAACAAACTCAGTTTCTCCACCCTCTGTTACATCATTTAAGTACCAAAAAAATGAAAGATATCTTTTAGCAGTCATATGATCTTGAACATCGACATGAGTATTAAACATGTCATTTCCATCATTTTTATATTTTTTAATTCTAAATTGTTCAAAGCCATGTTGATGTTCTCGTGGAAAACAACGACTATCAACTAAATGATAATACTGCTTTAGATAAATTCCCATGGTAGCCATGACTTGCCTTTGCAACTCTGCTACTTCCAAATCATCAAAATTTGCTGTTAAATTGAATTGTGTAAAAGTAGGTCTTTTATAATTATCAACTCGTTCTTGATACTCAGTTTTTCTTTCATACAATTCAATTAATGCATCACACAATTGTTTGGGTAATGCATTTTCATGTATTTGAATTAGATCATTAAGATTCACCATAAGAAAACTCCTTGCTAGCAATTTCATCAAGTGCTTGCATCACTTCTGGCGTAAAATATTTTTCAGGTTCTGCAAGGATTTGTTTTGCATAGATTTTTTTACCATCCATTTCATAACGCCCCGCAACATTCTTCCAGAGTCCACCGAGTTCCCCGAGTTCCAGAAGACCATAATAGCGATCAAGACCACGCTCATCATAAAATAGACGGATTTCAACTTCCTGGTTCTCCTTGCTCAAACGCGACTTAGCAGTCTTAGCTTTAATAATGTTTCCGACAATTTCTGTTCCATCTTTTTCTTTCTTTTTGCTGAGATATATGATAGTAGAAGCGGCGTACTTAAGACCGCTACCACCACCCATCTCCTTAGTAGGAACATAAGCACCGATGACATCATAAGTGTGATTAGTTACAATCATTGGGATATTTGCTTGTCCCAACTTCAAAGTCAATACACGGAAAGCACCTTTGACCAATTGAGATTTGGTCATGTCACGAACTTGTTTGTCGTTAAGTACGTCAGTAATTTCCTTTTCTGTTGAGAGCATACCCAAAGAGTCTAATACAAACATACAAGGTTTACGCTCTTCTTCAGATTTTTTTAAGTACATGTCAACTGCTTTAAGTGCCTTATTACGAAATTCCTCAACGCTAACAACATTAATAACTACAAGACGTTGCGTATCAATGCCACGAGATTCTAGAAGAGATTTAGTGACAGCAGCCTCAGTGTCAAAGTAGAGACAGTAACCATCGGGATGAGTATCAAGAAAATTCTTAACCATTGCGAGAGAGAAAAAAGTCTTTCCAGTACTAGACTCTCCAGCAATAGCAGTAATCTTATTCCCAGATACACCACCAAATACACTACCTGAAACCAGTGCATTAAAAATGTACGAACCCGTGTCAACATAGGTTTCATTCTCCACAATATCAGATGCTAACTTAGTGTAGTCATCACCAATTTCTTTTACGATTTCTTTTAAAAAGTCCATAATAGTTTAAGCAAAAAAGTTTTCTAGTGAACCACGTTTTTCCGTTTTCCACCCAATACAATCTAAAATAGATTTTAGCGGATCAAGGAATGATTTGTCAAATTGCAAGCTATAATCAATATAACTTTCGGAAACAATTTCTTTGGGGAATTGTTGAATAAATGATATTACATTTTCTCTAATTGGATTGGCTTTTTTCAGAAAAATAAATTTAATTTTTTCTCCGTTATTAATTAATGCATACTTGTTTGTAAGTTTATTGGTTCTAATGTAATAATTAAAAAGTAATGATCCTCTAACATGAATTGGTGTTGATTTTTTATAGATGCTATTTGATGATTTCCATTTTTCAGCATCAGATACAGTTCTTGGAAAAGCAATTTGATCAATTGGAAATGAAGAAAATTCTTTTCTAAAACCTTCAATAAATTTGATTACTTCATCTTCAGTTGAAGTCATAATCAATTTAAGTGCTTCTTTAATTTTTGTTCTACATGCTGCTGGAGTAGAAGATTTAATTGCTTCCAATCCCATAATCTTTAATTTAGGTTCTTCATAACGAACACCTTCACTGTCCCACACATTTAAAATGTAACGTTTTTTAGCAGTCCAAATACCACGATTAGCAATATTCTCACGCTTCATAAACATTTTCTGATCATAAGCATTCACATACTCAGCCAGTTCTTGATAACACTTTTCAATATAAGGTTCAAATTTTGTCTTACAAACTTTATCTAAGAAATTAACAACTGTTTGATCATCTGGAATCTTATCGGAAAAAACATTAGAAACAAAATCACCAAGGTTTAAATAAACTGAATCAGTATCAACAGCAATAACATAATCTTTATTTTCTGTTTTCAAAACTTTATTCAGATAATCATTCAATTTATTTTCAATCCATCTAATCGAAACTTGTCCAGATAAAGTAATTGCTTCTGCATTCTCTAATTTATAATAACGAAAATATTCATTTCCAATAGCACCATAAGCAGAATTCAACTGAATCTTTCGTGCCATCTGAATGTTGTTGCAACGAGCAATCTCTTTTAACAAATTTTTATCTTTAGTTTTTTCATATTCTTTTTTCACTTCAATCATCTTTTTTTTATAGATTACACGATCTTCATAAATTTTATCCATAAGATTTGGAAGAAATCCACGCTTGGTCGTGTCATAAAATGCACCGTTGGCACACAAAGTTTGACCACATAAATCCGTCAAGTCCAATTCTTTATTCAAGATTTTATCAACAGTCGCAGATGAATGTCTGTGGGAAAGAAGTGTTTCGGGCGAGATGTTGTATTGCATAATAAGATGGGGATACAAGCTATTAAGATCAAAGCTGACCACCCAATCATACTTCCCAGGAATCGGTTCTTTAACATAAGCACCTGCATACTGAGCATCTTTTTTACCATCCACCTTTGGAGGAATGACAATATCTTGTTTTTTCAAATAGTTATAAATGATGCTATCCCACATTTTTACTTGAGAAAAAACATCAGTGTAATTAACCTTAGCATCATATGCCATGGTAATTGCCAATTCAATTAATTTCATCTTGTCTTCCAAGCGGTCAACAAGTTCTACGTCAACGATGTTGTACTCTACAAACTTCTGCCAATCTTGAGTATAAAAATCTTTAAAGGTTTCAAACTCAGAGTGATCAAGTTTCTTTTGTCCCAGTTCAACAAAAGCAATATGATCCAGTCGATAAGATTCCTGGTTTGAATAAGTAAACTTTTTATACAAATCCAAATAGTCTAATACTGTAATACCACCAATATCATAAACAATATTTGATCTTCCATTAAGAGTAACTTCACCTCTAGTTAAAAGTCTCCATGGAGAAATTCTTCTGGCATCACGTTCGCCAAGTATACGATCAATACGACCACACAAATATGGTATGTCATAAAAGGAACAATTCCATCCAGTAATAACTTCTGGATAATTATTTTCCCAATAAAAAAGAAATTTATTCAAAAGGTCTTGTTCACCATCGCAAGGAATATAAGTTACATTCTCTTGTTTATTAATAAAAGGTTTAACTCCCCAAGTAATAATTTTTTTCGATGCATAATCTTGCATTGAAATGGTCAACAATTCTTCAGCACAATCTCTTACATTTGGGAATCCATTCTCGGATGCAACCTCAATGTCAATCGTGCTAATTTTAATTTTAGTGATATCAAATTTAATTTCATCTTCAGGATACTTGTCAGAAATATACTGATAGATGAAACGATTATTCCCATAGATGTCAAAATTTTCAACATCTTCATATTTTCTATAAAATTCTCGACATTCCTTTACATAGCCAGGCTGAATTGCCTCGACATATTTCCCGTCAAGAGTTTTATATTTTGTTGGTTTTTGAGATAGAACAAAAAGAGTTGGGCAATATTTTTCTCTGATTTGAAAATGATCCCCGTTTTCATAACCACGAACAAGAAATTCGTTTCCGATCAATTGAACATTAGTATAAAATCTCATTCAGTAGTCATTCTCACATACTTATCTAGTATGTTATCAGAAGGATCGTAAATTGTCAAGAACTTATCAGAAGACATTAGAATATCTGATTGTTTGCAATGTTTTGGAAACTTTGACAAATACTCACCATCCAGTTGATATGGATTGGTTAGTCTGCAATTAGGCATACCGTAA